TGAGGAGTATTATACAAAGATTAAGTTACAAAGAAAAGATTAAAGACGACAATGCTTGGGGAAAGCAGATGTTGAATAATCTAGAATTATATGCAAACTCAGGTTGGTCTACAGATGGACTACCTGGAGTAGATACACGTGCAGATATGATATGGAGATCTTATCGCTTATATAATTCTCAAATTGATGAGAAGGATTTTGAAGATGATCTGAATCCGTTAGGATTTCAATTAGGTCAAAAGAAGGATAAGATAGCTCCGTACAATAAGGCGCACAATAAGATTAATGTGTTGCTAGGAGAATTGCTTAAACGTCCATTTAATTATAGAGCTACCTTTACGAATTTAGAAGGTGCTTATGTATTGATGGATGAGCGTAAGAATCTTATTAAGAAGTATGTAGCAGCTGAAATGGCTAAGCAGGGTGAGATAGCTTACTTGCAAGGTAAAGGCTTACCAGAAGCTCAGATGGCTGAAGCAGTACAAAAGATAGAAGAGAAGTATAAGGACGTGATGAACCCGGAGCAAATTGAGGAGTATTTAGAAAATCAATTTTCCGAACCACGTGAGATTAAATCTAATCGACTTCTTTCTGACTTGTATAAGAGGCTGAAGATTTATGATCTTAAGAAAGACTCATTTAAACATGGCTTATTATCTGATGAGGAGCATTGCTGGATAGGATTTATTAATGGACAATTGACTGTTAAAATCTTGAATCCACTTGGTATATTTTACCATAAATCTCCAGAGACTAAGTATGTACAGCACGGTGAATTCGCAGGTTATAAAACTAAAATGACTGTAGCTGATGTTATAGATACTTATAAGAACTTAACAGAAGATCAGATTAAGCAGTTGGAATCTAAGTACTCAGAAATTAATTCTAGAGATACTGAAAGAGATTTATATTTCCCGCACAGAGAGTTAAATTACTTACGTGCAGGTATTAATAGTAAGATAGGTAGTTATGGATATTCTTACTCAGATGAAGTAGATGTAATTCATGCTACTTGGAGAAGTCTTAGAAAAGTAGGATTCTTTACTTTCATAGATGATAATGGTGAACTGCAAACTGAGATAGTTTCAGAAGAGTTCAAAATGGATAAGAATAATCCTAAATATGTAAAAATAGAATGGGATTGGGTTCCAGAGATTTGGGAAGGTACTAAGATAGATAATGATATTTATGTAGATATTAGACCAATAGAGCACCAAGAAGTAGATCCAGATAATCCATATTATCAACCATTACCTTATCATGGTGTAGTATATAACAATATGAATGCGCAGCAAGTTTCCACTATGGAAAGGATGCGACCATTCCAGATGTTATATTTTATAGTGATGCATAAGTTAAAACAACTTATCGCTTCAGATAAAGGTAGAGCTATTGAGATAGATGTATCTAGATTAGATCCTAAGATTGGTTTAGAAGAAACTTTATTCTACTTAGATAAACAAGATATATATTTATATAATTCAGCTCAAGGTGCAGAAACTCCTGGAGCTAGCACTAGATCTGCTGTAGGTAATTCTATTGATAGATCTAACGCAAGTCATGTTATTAATTACTTAAATATCTTAGCTTATATAGATGAGCAGATAGGTGAAGTTGCTGGGGTAACACGCTCTAGAGAAGGGCAGACAGCTCCATATGAAGCAGTTACTAACTCTCAGCAATCTATTATGCAGTCCTCTACAATTACTGAGCCTTTATTCCATAACCATATGGTTCACTGGGAGAATGTGTTAAATTACATGGTAGACTTGGCTATTAAGAAATACGATACAGAAGGTGGAGTATTCCAGAATATGGGTCAAGATCTTAAGAAGGAAGTATTTAGTATTAAGCCAGGTGAATTTAGTAATTGTAAATTTGGAGTATTTATCGTAGATAATCCTAGAGATACTGAAATATTTAAGCAGTTACAATCATTTGTACAGCCTTTACTTCAAAGTGATAAAGTTAGATTCTCTCAAGTAGCTAAGATGATTAAACAATCAGGCTCTTCTGAAGAATTGATTAGAGACTTAGAGAAGTTTGAAGATATGATGGCTAAGCAAGAACAGGCTAACTTAGAACGTGAACAGCAATTACAAGCTGCAGCTGATGAGAAAGCACATCAGATAGAGATGATGCGTATGCAACATGAGAAGACTTTGAATGATGCTGATAACGAAACTAAGATTATGGTAGCTAAGATTGGCTCATTCTCAAGAATGCAAGACCAAGATGGTGATAATAATGGAGTTCCAGATCAATTAGAGATAGCTAAATTAGAAGCACAAGTTGCAGAAACACAGCAGTCTATATCTATAGAAAGAGAAAGAATGCAGCAGGAAAAAGCTGAAGCTGATAAAGATAGACAGTTGAAAAGGGAAGAGATTAAGTCTAAAGAGAAGATAGCTAAATCACGTCCTAAACCAAAAGCGAAGTAATGGCAGATTTATATCCAATTATAGATGGCCATAAAAAGCCAACACCTAAGCCTAGCGATAAACTACTGTTGAATAAGCAGTTAAAGGCATTGCTTAGGATAAGAAGGGAAATACGTAAATTGTTGAATGTAGAGGAGTTACCACACAGATTAGATAATGGTACTACTCTATATACCCACCAAGACGTTGATGATAGAATACAGCTTTTAATGCGTAAATACCTAGATGATGGGTCAGTAGACTAATTAAAAATATGCATATAAGGCTATATATAAAAGAAACATTAGGTTGAAAACCTAGTAAATTTAAAATTTAAAACTTGATTATTTATTAATTTTGCATTAAAATGGAGGATAATACCTTAGATTTTTTTGATTTAGACGGCTATGAATCGCCGCAACCTTTAATAGAACCTGAAGAAACTACTGAAGAAGTAGAGACTACAGAGGAAGTTACAGAAGAGGTAGAAGATACTACAGTTGTAGTAGAAGAACCTGAAACACCTGAAGAAGATTCAGTTGAAGATGAAGACGAAACACTTAAACTTAATTACGAATATTTAAAAGGTTTAGGAGCACTTCATTTACCAGAAGATTATCAGTTTAAAGCTACTGAGAAAGGTTTCGAAGAAGCTATTAAGGCTTCTAATGATAACTTACAAAAGGCTTTGTTTGATGGCTTATTTGAAGATATGCCAGAAGAAGGTAAAGCATTATTGAATTACTATGCTAATGGTGGTACTAATGTTAAAGAATTTGTATCTTTACATTCAAGACCTGACTATAGTAAAGTAGATTTAGATGATGAAACAGCTCAAGAAGCAATTGTAAGGGAAAGCCTAAAACGCACAACTAAGTTTACAGATGCTAAAATTGAACGTGAAATTGAAGCATTACGTTATTCTTTTAGACTTCGTGACGCTGCAGAAGAAGGTCAAACTACTATTGCACAAATGGATGCAGAAGAAAGAGCAGCTCTAGCAGAGCGTGCAAAACTTGAAGCTGTAGAACAGGAGAAAGCTGTAAAGGCTGAGATAGCTGAATTATCTAAAACAATTAAAAGTGTTAAAGAGGTTAATGGCATACCGCTTAGTGATAAAGACGAAGCATTAGTTATTAATTCTTTATATAAACCAATAAAATTAACGGACGGTACTAAAACTACTAGTTTTAACTACAAATTAAATCAAGCTTTGGCGGATCCTAAAAAGAGAGCGTTACTAGCTAAATTGGTGGAAACTGATTTTGATTTTAGTTATTTGGCTAGAAAAACTAAGACAGAAGCAGCAATTTCACTTAAAGATCGTTTAAAAGAAACTAAGCGATTTGGTAGTGGTAGAACTGGTTCATCCAGTGGTTTTGATTCTGATTCCGCAACGCTAAATTTATAAAACAAAAACAAATTAAAAAATGGCAACTAGTTCACAATTTAAAATTAAACAGTACGAAGGTTTTGGTGGTAAATTCGTAGATAGCGATTATCTCGCTGCTGCATTTGATACCAGTAAACCTCACATGTTTGAAAACTTGTTCACTAAGATTTATGCTGCTATGAATATGTTTGGTAACAAACCTCTATTAAGCATGATTTCTAAGAACAAACTTATGATAGATGATGAAATCTATCGCTGGCCGTTACAAGGTTCTGAAGAAAAATCACTCCGCTCTGTGGAAGTGGTAGAAACTTCTACGGCACCTGGTATTAACGGTACTACTTTTAAAATCAAATTGGATGAAGATTGGGTATCTGCTCCTGAAGTATTGATGGGTGAAGATAATGATTATGCAATCCGTATTGTAAATGGTCCTATACCTGATGGTACTGGCTTTATTTATGAGTGTATTTTGGAAGAAGATAATCCTATCCGCTACTTCCCAGTTGAATTGTTAGCAGTAGGTAAAGAGTTCTGTAAAGCTTGGACATCTGTACAGTCTGAAATGAATGATGAATTCGGCGGACAATACTATGCAAGTTCTTACCTGTTGGAATCTCAAGTAGGTTTCTTCGGTCAAGAATTCACTATCACTGATAAAGCATTACGTCAAGAAGGACGTATTGGTATTCCTCTGATTGATGGTAAAGGTAATAAGGTAGAGCGTTTCTTACCTATGGCTGAGATGAAGATGTTTGACACTTTCGAGATGTCAAAAGAGATTCAGCTTACTTATGGTAAAAGATCTACTAAGCAAGGTAAAAATGGTTACTGGAGAAAAACAGGCCCAGGTCTTAGAGAACAACTTAAGGATGGTAACGTAGAATTCTATTCAGGTGATTTGACAGAAGCTAGACTTCGTGATTTCTTACTTGATATTTTCTTCGCACGTAATGACCGTTCTAACAGAAAAGTTCGTGTAATGACTGGTACTATGGGTTCAATGATGTTCCATAGATTGTTAGCTAACGCTGCATCTGGATTCTTGACTCAAGATACTCACTTCATTAAACCTGCTGGTACTGGTGTAACTTCTAATGACTTACAATTCGGTGGACAATTTACTCGTTACGTTGGCCCAGAAGGTATTGAAGTTGAAGTTTACTACAATCCACAATATGATAACTTCCAGTATTGCAAGAAAGCTGA